TAAACTTTTGGAAAAAAATTATAAGCTTCGCAATACATATGCAATTGATCAGTATTGGCATACATTACAAAAACGAGATAATTGGTTTATTGTGCAACCAAATATGTGCATTCAAAAGTTCTCATATAGCGATACACAAAGTATATCGGATACCATAGTAGCCCTAGATACTCAAATAGTAAAACTAGGAGGACCTGTCGTTTTTAGAAAGCCGACCAAACAATAATACAATGGAGAGAATTGAAAAAGTTGTTTATATTAATCTTAAAGAGAGAACAGATCGTAGAGAGGATACTGCTCGAGAATTGGCAAAAATATTTCCAGAAGAAAAAATACTTAGATTTGAAGCTATAAGACATAATAATGGTGCAATTGGATGTACAATGAGCCATATATATGTTCTGGAAATGGCTATTGACAAAAAATGGGAGAATATATTAATATTAGAAGATGACATCAGTTGGAACACTAATTTTTCTTTACTCACAAGTCTAATGAATTCGAGATATGACGTAATACTGTTAAGTGGATATTATGTAAATTATGATAATCTTACATCTAAAGTAATATCTTCTCAAACTACCGGAGCATACATTGTAAATAGTAGCTACTATCAAACGTTAGTAAAGAATTACAAGGAGGGATTAGAGAAATTATTGAGCACCAATAATTCACAACTTTATGCTATTGATAGATATTGGAAACATCTTCAGTCAAAAGATAGTTGGTATATTATACAGCCAAACTTATGCTTTCAAAGACCTTCATACAGTGACATCGAGAAGAAAGATGTGAATTACAATAAAAAACCAGTCGGATACTTTGGATTTAGAAAACGAATTAACATGTAGTATGATGTTTAATTCCAAATGTCACTTGAATTAGTTATTGGTCCAATGTTTTCAGGGAAATCTAGTTATGCCCTTTCCTATGTGCGTAGACAACGTGCGATAGGAAAGACAGTTCTTGTAATCAAACCAAATATTGATAATCGGTATAGCAATGAGCCGGTTGTAGTTACTCACAACAACGAGAAGATTCCTTGTATGATGTGGAATGTTAAAGATCCACTCTGTGGAATCTCGGACATAAATTATGAATGCTTTGTGGTTGAAGAGGCTCAATTCTTTAGTCATCTTTCTCATTTCTGTTCACACCTTCTGCTTGACAAACATAAGCATATTCTTGTAGTAGGTCTAGATGGAGATGCACAGCAAAAGAAGTTTGGTGAAATTTTGGATGTGATTCCGATGGCCACTTCTGTAACAAAGCTATCTGCCTTATGTTCTGTATGTAATGACGGAACACCGGCTCCATATACTACGAAACTTGCGGAACCCGGTAATGTTCAAGTGGATGTAGGTGGAGCAGAGAAATATGCAGCAGTTTGTCTAAACCATCTATAAATGAACAAGTACTTCATTGAGTTTCTTGGCGTTACTACAATTATTTATGCCAAACTTCTTACGGAAGGAGACCCAACTATTATGGCGATAGTTTACTTTGCAATGTTTAGTATTGCGAGGGGAATTACAACTGGCTATTTTACACCAATCGGAAGTTTAGCCGCATGGTTAATTGGTCGTACTCCTAATCGTGACTTTATGTACAATTTAATGGCTCAATTTGTAGCAACTCTTTTTGTTGCAGTAACATTCTTACCTATAAAGACTTACATGGAGCAGGTGTAACATACATAACAAGATGAGCCTATATGTATATGTACCTGATAACGACCTTCGATTCAATATGCAGCAGCATGTATTAGCTCGTCGATGGACGGATTCGGGATTTGACCTTCTATCGCCAGGAGATACTCTAGACTTTAGTAACTGTAGTTATGGTGTAGAGATGAAGCTTGGTGCACACTTTGCTGCACTTGACCGCAACGGAAAACCTGTACCATATCTTTTACTAGCACGTTCTTCGACTTCACTGACCCCTCTTCGTATGTCTAATCAAATTGGATTGGCCGACGCAGGATATCGTGGAGAGCTTATTGCACGAGTGGATTGTGTATCAAATGCCATAGAATATCGGGTTGAGCGTGGGCGTCGTCTTTTTCAAGTAGTTCAACATAACTGGCTTCCTTGGAATGATATCATTTTTGTGAATAGTCTGAGCGAGCTTCCTGCTCCTCCAGATAGCCGTGGAGCAGGTGGTTTTGGTTCAACTGGAAACTAAACTAAGTCACGAATTAGAACTAATGAAATGATATCATGAATTACTGCTAACCAGTATCCATTATACCATGATGTTCTAAACGCATAGACTGCAATTAAAGCAATTGAAAACCCACGTAGTACTGTGTTGAGAATCGGGTTATCAAATGGGAACAGCCAGACGTTCATTTATAGTTATCAATGATTCGAGGTCGGGCGCGACTTTTTCACCGTAGAAATTTTTCTTGCAGTAAATCATAACAACAAAATGGGTGGTGGTTTAATGCAACTCGTAAGCTACGGTGCTCAGGACGTTTACATTTCCGGTAATCCCCAGATTACCTTCTGGAAGATTCTTTACAAGCGTCACACGAACTTTGCAATGGAGTCCATTGAGGTAACATTCAACGGCCAGGCAGACTTCAATAAGAGTGTTACGGCTGTAATCAATCGTAACGCCGATCTAATGTACAAGTCTTATGTCCAGGTAACACTTCCCCAGGTTGGTGACCTAACTGGCGCCGCTAAGTTCCGCTGGATGCACTACATTGGTCACCGCCTCATCAAGCAGGTCGAAGTTGAAATTGGTGGTCAGCGCATTGACCGTCAGTATGGTGACTGGATGCAAATCTGGACTCAACTTTCTACGGAGGCTGGCTCTGTACGCGCTCTTGATTACATCATCGGCCAAACTCCTGACCTAGTTCTACTAAAGACGGCTGGCGGTGAGGCTCTAAACCAGCCTTGCTCTGGAACTGAGGTTACGGGAACTTGCCGTGGTAAGAAGGGCACTCCTGCAAAGACTCTATACATTCCTCTTCAGTTCTGGTTCTGCCGCAATCCTGGTGTTGCCATCCCCCTTATTGCACTTCAGTACCACGAGGTTCGTGTGAATGTACAGTTTGAGACTGCCCCTAACTGCTATTTTGGCAATGTGGTACCTGGCTCTCTAGCAGCTGCATCTCTCTATGTAGACTACTGCTATCTTGATACAGAAGAGCGCCGCCGTTTCGCTCAGCAGAGCCACGAGTACCTCATCGAGCAAGTGCAGTACACTGGTGCAGAGTCTATCACAAGTTCATCTAATAAGATTCAGCTCAACTTTAACCACCCCGTAAAGGAGCTCTTCTGGGTTGTTCAGCGTGATTCTTTTGTAAACTGCAACAGTGCTGACACCGTAGTTGCATCGTACAATGGTGCTCAGCCGTTCAACTATTCCGATGATTGGGATGCCGCTGTGCCCCTTCTTTCTGAGTTTACAAATGATGTAACTGATGATCAGCCGGTGGCAGGCTTAGGAACTGAGCCTACAACTCACTCTAACTTCCTTCTTGCCAAGCTTCTCTTAGATGCAGATGTTCGTTGCGATGGCAAGAATCCCGTCGAGGTTGCCAAGCTGCAGCTAAACGGACAGGACCGCTTTACGGAGCGTGAGGGTGACTACTTCTCTCGTGTGCAGCCCTACCAACACCACTGCCGCACTCCTTCCCAGGGTATCTGCTCATACTCCTTTGCTCTTCGCCCTGAGGAGCACCAGCCTTCCGGTACTTGCAACTTTTCTCGTATCGACAAGGCAACTCTCCAGCTAACTGTGTCTATCAACACTGTAACTGGTGGAAACACTGCTCAGGTGCGCGTGTATGCACTCAACTACAACGTTCTTCGTGTAATGTCTGGTATGGGTGGTCTTGCATACTCCAACTAAGCGTGTTGAATTAATCATAATCATAATTAAATAAGGTGCCTAACGGCCATAATTGAGGTCATAGATGTGAAATCAATTATGTTCATTAAATAATGTGGGAGTTTGTAGATAAGGTAATCTATATTAATTTAGACCATCGAACAGACCGCAAAGATATTATGGCAAAGTTTTTCGAGAATGCAAAAATTCCATTAGAAAAAGTTATTAGATTTTCTGCAATAAACAATATTAGGGGCAAACTTGGATGTGTTAGCAGTCATATGGAAGTCATTAAACTTGCAAAGCATAATGGTTGGAAAAATACATTGATTCTAGAAGACGACTTAGAAATTTTTCATTTTGAAGAAGGATATAAACAGCTAGAAGAACTAGTTAATTTATCAAAATGGGATGTTATTATGCTATGCGGGTGGTATCAAAAGTTTGACTTTCCTAGAATTTACGCTGCTTCAAATTCGGGCGCATATTTGGTGAATGAAAATTATATTGATAAACTGCTTTCAAATCGTATAGTTTCCGTAAATTCACTGAGAAAAGCAACAGGGTTTAATTTTAATACTTGTAGATTTAATTCAGATGTGGCATGGTTACCTCTTCAAAAAGTAGATATATGGTATGGATTAAGCCCCTGCTTGTGTAGACAAGTTGATGGATTTAGTGATATAAGTAAAAAAGTCATTATGGCAAGCAAAGTAGTAGGTGAATGGAGTTCAGAGATAAAAACTCAGGTTTATGGATAAATGCCTAATCAGAAAACTCAACGTGTAGGGTCTCGTGCCAAAGTAATGCATGGTGGTGCTGAAATGACATCAGGTGGTCTTCGTAAGGCTGATTTAACCTATAATAAGTCCGGACGTATTGTTTCCAAAAAAAAGCAACAAACAATGCGAAATAGAATACATTAAAGGGTTTTAAACGCATTAAAATTAGTCTACTAAATGCCCGAATATATTGTCGAAGCTAAAACAGTTCAAACTGGGGCAATACGGACACTCAAAGAGGCTATTAAGTGTATTCTCGTTGAGATGAGCCTTATTTTCGACAAGGATGGTATTCGTATGGTTGCTATGGACAATACGCGTACTGTTCTAGTTCATTTTCGCTTGTATGCAGATAAATTTGAAAAATATGAATATAATCATAGTAGTCCTAAATTCGTAATTGGTGTCAACACGGACCATCTTTATCGAATTGTTCGTACAGCAACAAATGATGATACAATTACTTTTTATGTAGATTCAACAGACTCAAATTCTCTTGGTATTCTTCTCGAAGATGGTGAAAAGAAACAAGTAACTCGATACAAATTAAACCTTCTTGATCGCGATGAGCCCGATATTCAACTTCCTGAAACCGAGTTCTCTACGAACATCACAATGCCTTCTCTTGACTTTCAGAAAATCTGTCGCGACATGACACTACTTGGAGCAAAGACAGTTGAGATTAAAAACGTAGGCTCTTCACTTACATTTTCCTGTAAAGGTCATTTTGCCTCGCGCACTACTGTGATGGGTGATTCCGAGAGCGAGTTTGTTATTCAGAAAAAAACTAATGATGAAATTGTTACAGGAAGCTTTTCACTTCCGCTATTAGTACTTTTTACCAAATGCACTAACCTTTCCAACAACCTTGAAATTCATATGAAGAATGATTGGTTTCTCATGATTCGATATGTTGTTGCAAATCTAGGCGATATCAAATTGTGTCTGATGAACTGCTCTGCCTAAGATTAAATGATGTTTTATATCACTGTGCGTAATCACTTTCTATTTCAAATCTTGAAAGATACAAATGAGTGTTTTTCTTACTGGCGCTACAGGATATGTAGGAAAGCATCTTCTTCATTACTTATTAACTCTCACGAATAGACAGATAGTCATTTGTATTCGTGATAAGGGAAAATCCGCAAAAGAACGGTTTCAAAAGGAAATTGTAGAGCATGGACTATTTATAAATTTAGATGTCTCGAGAATTACTTTAGTCGAAAAAGATATTGCTAAGATAGAATCTTCGGATATTGTGAGTTGCGCAGATGTTGTTCATTGTGCAGCAAATGTAAAATTCAACTCTCCACTGGAAGTTCTTATGGAAGAAAATGTAAATGTTTTAAAAGGACTTTATTCATTGTGTGAAGGAAAGCATTTTTATCACATCTCTACATGCTATGTTCATCCTACAAGTACAAGTCGTCCGTATCAGTCAGTAAAAATACAATCCGGATTGGAAAGGTCCGATTTTATCTGCAATTATGCATACACAAAATATCTGGCTGAGCAGTTTTTATATAAAAAGAAGAATGTTAACATTATACGTCTATCATGTGTTGGATGTCCGGTAGAAAATTTGTCTCCGATGCGTGGTGGGGCACATCTTGCAATACTAGAGCTTTTACAGCGTTCAAAACTTCCAGATCTTTGGATTCCTGAAAATTTACAGTTTAGTGTTGTTCCTGTGGATGTTGTATGTAAGGGTATTATAGGTATCATGGCTACACCAACTGACAAACTCTCAATTGTTCAATATAGTGCTCCAGCTGATAGTCAAACATATAATGTTAATGTAAACTTAATTCTAAAAAATAAGTCATTTGCTACAAAGATATGGAATAACACAACATATGAAGAATTTCTTGAATGGATGAGATTTTTCTATTGGATATTTCCATCAATACTACGACGCATCACCGATGCGAATGATGTAATATCGTATATCAAGTTTAATCAAACATTTCATTCAGATATAGATTTGCCAGACTTAACTCCAAATCAATATACAAATATTACATTAGCATATGTGGATAAATTAGTGACATCTCAAAATATTATTTATGAAAAGATTCTTTACGGATGGACACTAATGAAGGAATTTCTTGTTTGGATATTTGGTTAATAAACTCCAAACATATCTCGAAATATAAGACAGCTCATTAGAAAAATTGCATATAGATATGACATTCCGGTAAACATTGGACGAGTATGTTCGTTCTTTGGTATACCTAAAATCGA